CGTTTTTCTCTTGCCGCGGTAGCGGGCCGCCGGCTATCTACCGCCTCTCTTCGGCGACGCGCGTGGTGGCGCGACCGGAGCAGCTAGACGCACGTTCCGCGCAACGCCCGTTGCGTGGAGGAAAGATGCTTGCCGATGGGTCGCAATCACGATACGTTCGCCGCGCGTTCGCGCTCCGCAGAAGCGGGTAGTGGGGAGCGACGTGACGGGCAGTCGGCAAGTCCTGCTCGTCCCACCGTCCCCACCAACCCCGCTGCCCGCTTCTCCGGAGCGCGAGCGTGAAGACGCGCGCTCGCCGCGTACGCACCGCGCCCACGTCGCGCGGCTCCGGCCCCGTCTCCGACGTCGTCAAGGTCTCCGCCGCGGTCGCCCGCGACGTTGCGGGCCTCGGCGGCGTTCCCGCAGAGACGCTCGCGCGCCACCTCGGCTCGTCGCGGCTCGTGTACGAGCAGCTCCTCCGGATGCGCGACCCGAAGACGGGCCGCGTGACCGTGACGGCGAAGCTGCTCGCGCGCTGCCTGCCGCGGCTCGGGCGCGCCGCACACGTCGACCAGGACACGGTCGGCTACCACCTCCGCAAGCTCACCGCGCTCGCGCTCGTGTCCCGGGCTCCCGATTCGGAGCGCGCGACGCTCGCCGCGCCGACGCCCGCGAAGCGCCGCGCGCAGTATTGGCGGGACGCGACGGGCGCGCTACGCATGAAGTTCGTCGTGGACCGCATCGTCTACGGCGCGCCCGGGGCGGCGGGCTCGACGCTCCACGCCGTCCCCGTCGAGACGCAGCGCATCATCGCCATGAAGGAAGCCGCGCCCAAGAAGTGGGGCGGGCCGCGCGCCGGAGCCGGCCGCCCGAAGGGCTCTCGCCGGCGCTCGCGGCGCGGCGCGTCCGAGGAGAGCACGGTCCAGACGCCGTTCGGTCGTCGTCGGGGCGCGCCCATGTCGACGGAGCGGCTCGTGTCGATGACCGAGCAGCTCTCCTGGGGCGGAGGAGAATCCAATACCCCGGCGCTCGCCACGGAGCCGGTACCCCAATCGACGCGCCGCCCGGCGGGGCTGCCGCCGATGAGCGGAGCGCTGCTCGCGCTGCTCCGCCCCGCGGCCGTCCAGGCGCCCGCCGCGCATACTATTCAGCCCAAGGGGGCCTTGCCGCCGGTCGAAGCGCTCGCCGACTACGTCGTCCCTGGGCTCGGCTCCGGCATCGGCGCGGTGAACGCTCCGCCGGCGCGCCGCAACCCGGTGCTCCCGCGCCACGAGCTGGTCCCGCCGTGGGTCTCCGTCTCCGCCGTCGCTCGCGTGGCGACGCCGCCTCCGCCGCGGCTCGACGCGCGCGAGCCCGCAGAGCGGCACGCCTACCTGCTCGCGAAGTGGTACGAGGGCGCGGTGCGCTCGCGGATGGGTCGCGAGCCCGGCGTGTTCAAGCGCTTCCGTCGCGGCGTCGCGGAGAGCCCGTTCATGCCGCTGCTCTCCGAAGCCGCCGCGAAGTTCATCGAGGAGGACATCGCGCCGGCGGCGTGGTGCGCGTTCTCCGTCGACGTCTGGCGGATGGCCGGGCAGAAGAGCGCCCCGCCCGTGAAGTGGGTCTTCGCGGCGAAGCGTATCGAGGAGCGCGCGGGCTGGTACCGTCGCGAGAGCGAGAGCTACAGCGGCGGCCGGCTCCTCTACACCGACACCGCCCGCGACTTCATGCGCCGCCAGGCGAACCTGCGCGACGCGCTCCACGTCCAGGCGCCGCGGACGGAGACGGAGCTGCGCGCGCTCGTCGCGCACTACTTCCCCGCGGGGCTGTACGATGAGCTTCTGGCCGCCCTCCGCGCGGAGGCGACGGTCCTGAACGACGAGCTGGTCAACGTGGTGAGCCTCGGGGAGTGGGTGTGGTGATGGCGCAACAGCAGGTCTTCGCTCCGAACAACGCCAAGGTCGAGCCGTACCCGTTCGCCGACGAGATGGAGCGCGCGCTCGCGACGCTGCTCGCGTCGCGGCCCAAGCTGTACGCGCGCCTCGGCGCGGCCCTCGACCCCAAGGGCTTCTCCGTCCCCGTCGCGAAGCTCGCGCTGGAGGCCATCCGCGCCATCGCGCACGACTCCGGCCGCGGTCCCGACCACACCGTCCTCGTCATCCAGCGGCTCAAGCGGTGGATGGCCGACGGCCGCATCACGCAGGACGACATCAACGAGGTCGTCGACATGTTCGACGCCGCGGAGGACTCCGGGCTCCCGAGCGAGGAGGCGGTCATCTCCGAGGTCGCTCCCATCCTCCAGCGCCGCGCGCAGCGCGACGCCATCGAGAGCGCGCTGGCCGACTACCAGAAGCGCCAGGACCCCACGCACGCGTTCCAGCTCTTGGAGAAGGCCCAGCGCATCGGGGAAGTGGAAGAGACGACCGGCGTTCTCGTCGGCTCCGCGAGCTTCGAGGCGATGGAACGGCTCAAGAAGGTCGACAGGCTCCCGAGCGGTATCCTGGAGCTGGACGACGCGCTGGCCGGCGGCTTCCTCCGCGGCACCGAGACGGTGTACATCGCGGGCACCGGCGGCGGGAAGAGCCAGGCGCTCATCCAGAACGCCACCGCGAGCGCACTCCGCGGCTTCTTCACGGGGTACGTGACGCTAGAGCTGCCCGAGGAGATTATCCTCGCGCGCCTCAAGGCGAACATGACCGGGCTCTTCGTCGACGACATCCTCGCGGACCCGAGCCGCGCGAAGGGTGCTCTGGCGCGCATCACGAGCCACCCGGGGTATGGCGGCATCGTCGTCGGCGAGTTCACGCCGAAGGTCACGACCGTCGGCGACCTCCGCGACTGGGTCGAATCGATGGAGCAGCGCCACGGCCGTCGCATGGACGTGCTCGTCGTGGACTACGCCGACCGGCTCGGGGTCGGCGGCTCGCGGCGCAAGAAGGACCGCGACGAGGAAAACACCTATGCGAGCGCGCTCGACGTGTACGAGGAGCTGCGCATCTGGGGCAACGACACCGGGCGCTGGGTCTTCACCGCGAGCCAGGCGCAGCGCGCGAAGGACAAGGGAAAGAAGCTCGGGGTGGACGACGTCGCGGACAGCATGCACAAGGTGCGCGTCACCGACTACGCCATCACGCTCAACCCGCGCGACGAGGGCGCGACGCTGCTCTGGCACATCGCCAAGAACCGTCTCGGGAAGGCGAACGCGAACATCGGGCCGCTCCCGGTGCAATTCGAGTGCGGCCGCATCGGACCCATCACGTGGCCCGAGGGCTACGAGGCCAAGCCGTTCGGCCAGGGGAGCATGTTCGGATGAAGCGCGCGCTCGCGGTCGTCGTCGCCCTGGGCTGGCTCGTCGCGCTCACCGTCGTCCTCCGCGCCGCGGAGTCGGAGGTCGAGCGGTGAGCCGTCGTCGGCGCTTCCTCAAGGATGAGTATGAAGAGCTGCTCGCCTCCGCGGCGCACGGCCTCCGTCCGTCCGAGGCCGGCTGGCTCCGGCTGAACTGCCCGCTCTGCGAGCTGCGCGTGGGCAAGGGCGACAAGAAGCGTTCGATGGGCCTCTCCGTCACGTCCTTCCGTTTCGAGTGCTACCGCTGCGGCGCGACGGGGCGGCTGTCGAAGCCGCTCGATGAATTCGTCGGCTTCGAGGTCGCCGGCGTCGCCCCCGGTGCGCCTCCGCCGACCGTGGACGAACCCGAGGGCTACATGCCGCTGGCGGAGGAGCCGGCGCGCTCCGCGCTCGTCTTCGAGGACGCTCGCGACTACCTCGCGGGGCTCGCCGCGCCGCACCGCGCGAAGCCGCGCCCGAAGCCCATCCCCGAGTGGCTCATCAAGGAGGCCGGCATCGGCGCGGTCGCGAGCGGCTACTGGGCGCACCGCATCATCATGCCCATCTTCGACCTCGCGGGAGAATGGGCCAACTTCTCGTCGCGCTCGTACCTCGCCGACGTCGAGAAGGCTTACCTCTACCCGAAGGGAGGACGCCGCGGCGTGCTCTACAACCACGTGGCGCTCCTGGAGGAGACGGACACGCCCGTGCTCGTCGTGGAGGGTTGCTTCGATGCGCTCGCGCACTGGCCGCACGCCGTCGCGGTGCTCGGCAAGCCGACCCACCAGCACGTCGAAGCGCTCGCGACCTGCCAGCGCCCCGTGGTCTTCGCTCTCGACGGAGACGCGTGGGAGGAGGCGTGGGCGCTGACGCTGAAGCTGCGCGCTCGCGGCCAGCGCGCCGCGTACGTGAAGCTGGCGCCGCGCGTCGACCCCGACGAGATTCCCACCGACACGCTGCTCGACGTCGCGCGCGAAGCGCTCGACGCGGCGGACAAGGAGATGCGGTGATGCCACGCTTCGCTCTCGACGTCGACGGCGGCGTGTTCCTGGAGCCGGACGGCCCGAACGGCCGCCTCCCCGGGCAGGTGATGCGCGGCCAGAACGCGCCCGACGCGCTCGTGGTCGAGGAAGAGCCGACCGGCCCGGGGTGGTGGAGCGCGAGCGACCTCGCGCACACGCTCTGGGACCCCGAGAAGACGGGACGCGCGCCGGGTACCTATCTCACGCGGCTGTACTCGCTCGCCAAGAGGGGATTCATGGACATGAGCGTAGTCGTGTATCCCACTTATAAGCGCTTCTACAGAGTACCGGATATGGAGAAACTGCGCGCCGTAGTCGCAATCAAGACGCTCAAGAGAAAGTACGCATAGCGCGGGTCACGCCGCCGAGGAGAATCTGATATGCACCCCACCATCAAGATGAAGTCCTTTACCGCCGACGCGCCCGTCCTCGGAACGGAGCGCGAGGTCCAGTACACCACCCAGCACAAGGGCGGCTCGCTCGTCATCCCGTGCTCGATGGACGAGGCCCTCGCCATCCTGGAGACGCTCGCCGGCGTCCGGAAGGCTCCGGAGACGGTGGCGGCCAAGTACCCCGCCAACGACCCCATCGTCATCGATGGGGAGCGCGCGGAGGCTCTCGCCGGCAAGAAGACGAACGGCACGCACGCGCCGGCCGCTCCCGCCGAGGAGGCGTTCACGCCCAAGGCCGTCCGCGAGAAGGAGCCGGAGCCCGCCGTCGAGACGAAGGCTGAGGCGAAGGTGAACGCGCCCGCCGTCTCCGACGAGCCCCCGACGCACACCCGCAAGAAGACGACGACGGACAAGAAGCTGCGCACCGTCGCCGACGACGTCGCGGAGGAAAAAGCCGCCGCGGCGGAGCCCCCGAAGGAGCCCGCGACGGCGGCAAAGGAGCCCGAAGCGCCGCCGGCTCCCGCGCAGGAGGAGGCTGCTACGACGTCCGGCGCGGCCGGGCTCGACGAAGCCTACATCAAGTCGGCTCCGAAGCTGCGCGACATCCTCGGCCACATGCTGGAGGTCGGCAAGCTCGGGACGCTCGACGCGCTCGTGCGCGAGTGTACGCGGCTCAAGGCCGACGTCGCCATCCTGTCGAAGATTCCCAACATCGAGGAGCGCGTCATCCGCACCCTCTCGGTGATGGGAGTCCACGTCGACGGCATGCCCGCGACCGCGGAGGCGTGACCGTGGCCGACCACCCGCTCCCGACGTACCGCCTCCACGCCGACGACGCCGACGGCTTCATCATCGACCGCGTCGACGCTCCCGAGGACCCCGACGACGACGCGCCGGCGAGGACCATCGCCGCCGTCCGCTCGCGGGAGAGCGCGCTCGCGGTGCTCCGGCTCGTGGGGGCGGAGGTTTTCCACGACTGCGCGGGGGCGCCGTGAAGCGGCTCCCGCTGTACGAGGAGCGGCCGAAGCTCGCGGTGGAGACGACGGCCGCGATGCCGCTCGACTCCGCGTGTACGCGCTGCCAGCTCCACGACCGCGCGCGCGTCCGCTGCCAGGGACCCCGCTTCGTCGACGGGGACCCGAGCGTGGGCACGCTGCTCGTCGTCATCGACGGCGTGACGCTGGAAGAGGACCGGCTCGGCTCGACGTACCGCGGCGAGGTCGGCCTCTTCGTCCAGCGGATGGTGGGGAAGTTCTGGAAGGGGCGCGTGGTGCTCGACGTCGCGACGCGCTGCCCGGCGGGCAAGGACGGGGCGAGCGAGGCGGCCGTGAACGCGTGCCGCCCGTACCTCGCGACGACGCTCCGCGACGCCGGCGTGACTCGCGTGCTCGTCGCCGGCGCCAACGCCGCGCTCTCCGTCTACGGCCGGAGCGTCCCGGCGTTCACCAACCGCCGCGGGTACGGCTTCGTGGAGACGTACGACCAGGACGAGGACGCCGCGACGCCGCGCCTCGTGCCGGTGTTCCCGCTCTTCCACCCGCTCCAGGCCATCCGCAACGGCTTCCTCCGGAAGATGTGGGAGGAGGACCTCCGCTGGGCGCTGGAGACGACGCCGGTGACCCCGCCGTGGGACGGCTCCGCGTACGTCGTGGAGACGGCCGAGGACGCTCGCGAGGCGATGGCGGTCATCCGCTCCGCTCCGCGCTCCGCGTTCGACATCGAGACGGCCGCCAAGATGTTCACGCCCACGTTCCGCATGCTCTCGCTCGCCGTCGCCCCGGCCGTCGGGGAGCGCAAGGACGCGTACGTCTGGACCGAGGAGGCGCTCAAGGACCCCGAGACGCGCCGCGGGCTGCTCGCGTGGCTCGCCGACGAGCGCGCGCCGAAGGCCGGGCAAAACGGCAAGTACGACGCGCTGGGCGTGCTCGCCGCGTACGGCGTCTGGACGCGGGGCCTCTCCGTCGACGTCCGCCTCTGGCGCAAGCTGCTCGACCCCGAAGCGGAAGGAAAGCTCCACCACATGGCGGAGCTGGTCGGCATGGGCGGCATGAAGGAAGAGAACATCGCCCACAAGGAGCCCATCTACAAGAAAGTCTCCCAGCTATTCGGCAAACGGACGCGCGCGAGGAATTCAAAGAAGAATCCGCACGACATCGACCTGGCCGAGGAGTTCATGGAGATGTTCGGCGTGGACCGCGCGCTCGCGGAGTACATGGCCGACAAGGACAACGAGAAGGAGTCCTGGGGCAACGCGGTCGTGCCGAAGCCGGTCCTCTACCGCTACAACGCGCGTGACGCCGTCGCGACCATCCGCGTCGCCGACCTCCTGGAGCCCATCATCGACGCGGCGCCCGCGCTCCGGCGAACGTGGGACCGGGTCGTGCGCGGCGCGTCCGAAGCCATCGTCCAGGTCGAGGCGTGGGGCGTGGCCGCCGACCGCGAAGCCATCCTCACGCTCCAGAAGTTCCTCGACGTCCGTGAGGCGGAGCTGCGCGAGAAGCTGCGCGGGCACGCCGACATCAACTGGGGCTCGCGGCAGCAGGTGGCCGAATTCTTCTTCAAGAAGTGCGGGCTGCCGCCGGTGAAGCAGACGAAGAGCGGAGACGACTCCACCGACGCGGAGGCGCTGGAGGAGCTGGCGAAGCTGCACCCCGCGGCCGCGCTGCTCATGGACCTCCGGAGCGTCGACAAGCTGAACGGAACGTACGCGCGCGGCCTCCTCCCGCACGTTCGCTCCGACGGCCGCATCCATCCGTCCTTCCTGCTCGACGGCGCGCGCTCGGGCCGCACGAGCTGCCAGAACCCGAACCTCCAGAACCAGCCACGCCCCGACTCGCCCGAGGCGAAGATGGTGCGCGACATCTTCATCGCGCCACCCGGCAAGCGCCTCGTGCAGCTCGACTACAGCCAGTTGGAGCTGCGCATCGCGTGCGCGCTCTCCGGGGACGAGGAGATGCTCCGCATCTTCCTCTCCGGCGTCGACTACCACCAGCGCACGGCGGAGCTGATTGCGCCGCTCGCGTGGGGCATTCAGCCGGAGCAGGTCGAGAAAAAGCACCGCTCCTTCGCGAAGACCATCAACTTCGGCCTCCTCTACGGCAAGGGCGACAAGACCATCGCGGAGGAATTCGGCTGCTCCGTCCAGGAGGCCGCGAAGATTCGCGCCGCCATCCTCGGCCGCTTCCGCAAGCTGGCCGCGTGGTGCAAGGAGCGCGAGCAGGAAGCGCGCCTCACGGGCGAGGTGTGGACGACGTGGGCCGGCCAGCCCGCGCGTCGTCGTCCGCTCTGGCGCATCGGCGACGCGGACGACTTCGTGCGCTCCGTCGCGCTCCACGGCGCGGTGAACTCGCCGGTCCAGGGCTCCGCGAACGAATACGGCGTGGCCTCGCTGACCGAGTGCGTGAATTGGATTCTCTCCGACGCGGTCCCGGCGAAGCTCGTATTGTACGTCCACGACTCTCTGATGTTCGAGGTCGACGAAGACGCGGTGGAGGAGGTCATCTACCAGGGCCGCCGCATCATGACGAGCTGGGATTCCAACGGCGTGCCGCTCGTGGTCGACGCCGAAACGGGACCGGCGTGGGGCTCCCTGGAGAAGGTGAAGGAGTCTGCGTAATGCCGAGTCACAACGGAATGGATATCGAACAGTACCTCTACGACTCAATATCGATTACCCCGGAGGCGCTCTCCGAGGAATTCGCTCGCGTGGCACTGGACCTCGCGTATTGGAATGCCCGCTACGCCGACGCGCTCAAGGCGTATCGGGAAGCCGAGGTCCAGCAGAAGCGGACCAAGGCCATGCTCTACATCAAGCATCGGACGCTCTTGACGGAGACGAACGGGAAGACGACGGAGGCGCAGGTCGACGCGGCCGTCCTGCTCGACCCGTCGATGGTCGAAGCCGATACGAACCTCATCGCCACCGAGGTCGAGAAGGAGAAGGCTCGCGGCGTCCTCGATGCTGTACGGGCCAAGCGTGAGATGGTAGTGTCGTTGGGTGCGCACATCCGCGCAGAGATGGCCGGGGACCCGTCGCTCCGGTCGAATCTCGCGAATACGCGCCTCGCACGAGAAAACGCGAATCAGCGATAGAACCGAAAAGAAGACCAGACGCGAATAGCAATAGGCGCCGAGGCCATTAGAGCCATAAGCCAATAGCGTACGCGAAGGAGAAAAAAGACAATGGGTAACATCCAGAAGTGGGGCAGCTACGATATCGAGGCCGCGAAGGAAGAGCAGGAGCAGGTTGGCAAGGGCGCCGGCGGCTTCATGAAGCTGGAGCAGGGGAACAACCGCGTCCGCTTCCTCCCGCCGCCCGTCGGCAAGCGCACCCCGTTCGTCCTCGTCCAGCAGCACTTCGTCCAGATGCCGGTCATGAGCGCGCCGGCGTCGTTCAACTGCCCGCGGGCGATGGCTTCGGAGCGGTGCCCCGTGTGCGACCGCGCGGACAAGCTCAAGGCGTCCGGCAACCCCGCCGACTTCGACGAAGCCAAGAAGCTGTTTCCGCGGCTCCGCGTCTTCGCCAACGTCATCGACCGCAAGCACCCCGAGCAGGGGCCGCAGGTGCTCGCGTACGGCAAGATGGTCCACGAGAAGCTGGTGAAGCTGCGCACCGACGAGGACGCGGGCGGCGACTTCACGCATCCCGAGAGCGGCTTCGACATCATCATCGAGCGCTCGGGCTCCGGCCAGTTGGACACGAAGTACGAAGTGCGCCCCGCACGCCAGTCGTCTCCGCTCGGGGACCTGGAGTGGATTGACATGCAGCAGGACCTCTCTCGCTTCGCGAAGGTCCCGACGCCCGAGGAGCTGGCGCAGATTCTCTCGCTCCAGCCGACCGGCGGCCGCGTCTCCGGCGGCGCGCGCCAGCAGGGCGGCTCCACCGCGATGACGCGCTCCGGTGGCGGCAAGCGCACCGCGGACGCGGACGCGTACGACGCCGACGAGTGACCGTGGCGGCGCGCTTCGGCGCGCCCGCCGCTCCGACGTCCGAGGGGCTCACCCCACCCCTCCCCGGCCTTTCGGGCGTCGTATCGGCGGGCGCGACGGCAGCCCACGAGAGGAGCAGCGTCCAGCGCACCGAGCCTCGCCAGGCTCGGGGACGTCGCGTCGTGCTCCGGCGCGCTCTCGTGAGCTGCCTTCGCTCTCGTCGCGGAGGCTCGAATGCGTATTGCGTGCGTGGCTGACGTTCACATCGGGAACCATCGGAAGCACGGCGGCTCGCTCGTCGCCGGCGTGAACACGCGCGGCGCCCAGACCATCGAGGCGTTCCGCGCGGCCGTTCGGAGAGCGCGCGAGAAAGAGGCGGACACGTTCGTCGTGGCCGGCGACCTCTTCGACTACTCGCGCCCCGAAGCGCCGCTCATCGCCGCCGTCCAGGACGTGCTGGAGGAAGCGCGCGAGCCGGCGAACGGCCACCGCGGCATGGAGGTCGTCCTGCTCGTCGGCAACCACGACCAGGACTCTGCCGAGCCGGGCAACCACGCGCTCTCGCCGCTCCGCGAGTGGGCGCGCGTCGTGGAGAAGCCGTCGGTGGTGAACCTCTCGCGCGGCTCCCTGCTCGCTCTCCCCTACGACCCGCGCCCCGCCGGCGAGTGGTTCGATGCGACGGTGGACGAGCTGATGGCGAAGGCCGGCGCGCCCTGCGCGCTCGTCGTCCACCTCGGCATCGCGGATTCGACGACCGCGCCGTGGCTCGTGAACGCGCGCGACGCCATCGCGGCGGACAAGGTCCTCGCGGCCATGCAGCGGCACGACCTGAACTGGGGGCTCGCGGGCAACTGGCACAACCACGCCGCGTGGCCGCCGGACGCTCCGCGGCTCATCCAGTGCGGTGCTCTCGTCCCCACCGGCTGGGACAACGAAGGGCTCGACGGCTACGGCGGCGTGGTGCTCATCGACGACTCGGAAGGCACGGTCAGCGCCGAGGTCGTCCCCGGCCCGCGCTTCGTGAAGGT